ATGGCTGCAATTTTTCTCGCCGCCGGCCAGTCCTTATCCCATCGATCCACTGACAGCGCCCACGCCAGATACGGTAGCAAATCAACCGGGCAGGCGGTCGGCGTCCAGAGCGTGCGAAGGGCTACCGTAATAGCTGACAGTCTGGCTGCTGCTCCTTCAGCGCTGCGCATCCATCCCGTTGACGAGGGAGGGAGAAGGGAGCTATTCATCTGTCCCGCCATTGTCCACGGTGTAGCCGGTATTGCGTGCCGCCTGGGTGTTATCGATCTGAAGGTCGGCGGCCGGTGTGTTAATCACCACGCGCTGCACGCCCTGAACATGCAGGGCAGCCGAAATAGCGGATCGCACAATATCGCGGCCAATTTTCTTATCGTTATCCGCAAGAAACGCCTGGAGTGATGCCATCGCTGCGTTAATAATCGGCTCCGACTCCGGGCCGGGATACAGGTAAAGCGTGGCGTCAATCGTGTACGGTATGATCTCTGCACTTTGTACTGTCACCCTGTCGCCCAGGGGGCGCACCTCTTCGTCATTGACGGCGGCAGCAACAGCGGCCAGGAGTGCCGCCGACGCAGTGCCATCGCCTTCTGTAGACAATACCGCGACCACCACTTCCGCCGGTGACGGGCTGGTTGCCCGAGCGTCAGAGACCTGGCCGCTGGCGCTGCGCGCAAAATACTCATACGCCGCCGACGGCCCGGCAACGCTCATCCCCTCAAATGCAGCCTGCGCGCGCAGGCGCAGGGCCTCATCGCTTTCCGTGACCGCGTCTGCGGTGTCGGTGGCTTCGGTGATAACCAGGCGTTCCGTGTCCAGGTTGGCGGCGATATTGTCCAGGTCATCGCCGGTCGCATGACTGAGCATGCAGGCTGCTGCACCCTCATTGATGCGCTGGCGCAGCAGTAGTTCACGGTACGCCATCGCCTGAGCTATGATGGTGAGCGGCTCAGATTCCAGCGTCAGTGCCGCCGCAACTGATGCCTGCTGATCCTCCGGAAAAGCTGCTACCATCACCGCTTTTACGTCGGTAAGAATGGTTTCGAAGTCCAGCGCCTCGATAATGGTCGGCACGGGTAGCTGTGACAGGTCAATTGTCGGCATCGGTATTACCCCTTAACGTCACCGCGCGGGTGCTTTTTTCCATAGTCTCGGTCAGCATGCCGGATAGCTCGGCAGTCACGACGCCACTATCGGAGTACGTTACATTGATGGTATCGAGCACAATTCGCGGCTCCCATGCCGCCAGCGCAATCACCGCCGCGCTCATCAGTTGCAGGCGGGTGACATCGTTTTGCGGGCTGTCGATAAGGTCAGGGCACAGCGAACCGTAGTTGCGGCGCATCAGGCGACTGCCGACCGGCGTCAGCAGAATGTCGTTAACCGACTGCCACACATGATCCTCGTCGGTCAGGGTGCCGGTACCTGCGGCATTCATCCCGCGATAGCGCTCTGTCATCGCGTGCCCTCCGTCCAGCTTCCGCCACGCTCGACGGCGCCGTGATCGTGGTCATCCACCTGTACACCGTTAGAGGTGAGCGCCCCATCGGTGTGAGTGATATCACCGCGCATCTCACCGCCTTCGGTGACGTTCAGACTTTTAGTGGTCAGCAGGTTGGTGCACTCCACCTCCGGCGTGTCCAGCGTGATTTTGACTGATGCCTCAACCACGGCAGATTTAATCCCCTTCACCTGCAACGCGCCCGCCTCCGCGTCATAACAAAACATCGCACCGTCCGGCGCTGTCACTATCATCTCGTTACGTGATACGCCCGGCGCCGGATTGTCGTCGCTGTACAGACTGCCGCCGATGAATGCGACGTCGGTATTACCACCCAGACACAGGAACCAGACCTGCTCGCCGATGGATGGTGGCACCCAGACCTTAAACGCCCCTGCCCGCTGCGCCGTCCAGCGCAGCCAGGTGGTTTCCAGTCCGCCGCTCTGCACGCGTACGCGCCAGTTTTTCTCGTCAATCTCCGTCACCGTGCCAGTGCGCGCAATGTTCTCCAGCAGGCGAAGCAGTTCAACAATTCCCATCAGCGTACCCCCAGCGAGTCAATCACCTGGCGGGCTATCGCCATGCGGTCGGCCTTGCTCAGGCCCAGCAGCTCACGGCGGGGATAGGTTGCCATTGCGCCGCTGTCGTTGATTTTGTCGCGCAGGCCAAGCTGATGGACGCGGGCGATGCGCGCAGCCACACCGGAATACCCCACCTCTGCACCGTCAGCGGTGGCGCGGGTTTTCAGAAAACGCGCGGTACGTAAACGCCGGAACATCGGATCGGCTTTAGTGGTATTGCGGCGCGTCTCGTTAAAGTTGATATCGAGATACCGCTCAATGTCTTCGCGATAGAAGGAGCGAACTGCGCCACGCTCCTCATCAAAGCCGGTCAGCATGCGACCGCGATGACCACGAACGGCCCGCCAGTTACGCAGGCGACGGTTTTCACCCTGCCAGACAAAGCCGATCCCTGCCTGTGAACGCAACACACGACGACGTCGGGACGGGAACTTTGAGCCATCCGGTGCTTCCTGCCTGCCGATGCGCTGGCTCTGGCTCCGGCGCAGCATCGTCCCGACGCTGCGTGCGGTACGCTGGCGACCTGCCGGAGACATGCCCGACAGAATGGCCGCAAATACTGCATCAAGCTGACTGAACAGCGCATCATCATGACTCATGTCAGCGATCCCCCTGACTCCGGATCAAAGACCGTCTCCCACTCGCCACCGTTGAAGCGCGGGCGGGACTCGGCGAGGTGCTCCGCCCTCGGCGTGCCGAATGCGTCATTTGTCACTATGACGCGCTCCCAGACCGGCACCTTAAACAGAATGTCGGCGACGTCGTCATTGACGATATCGGCGTCAAATTCCACCTTGCGGTTATTGTCGGGATTCAGCAGCAGATCCGGCTGTTGCTGCCACACCCACGCCAGCAGCGGCAGCATGAGATCATCCACCTGGCTGGGAAAGTCCATCGCCAGCACCTGAATGGTGTAGTGATACATGAATGACGCTTCGCCGGTCGCTTCGATCTGGATGTGCCCTTTCTCCACCCAGACCGTGATTTGTTCCGGGTTGGCTTTGCACCAGGTGTTGCCAGCGATAAGCGCAGCGCGCAGCAGTTCGGCTTTTTTCATTTTATCCCCCTGGCTATACGCCGTAGTTCCAGCTCACGAATGCCCGCCTTATCGGCGTTGCAGGTATCCAGCGCGTCAAGTAATGAATCTGTCCAGACGGCAAGCCCGCCCCACGTCATCGGCCTGACCGGTGGTGGCGGAACGTCAGTTTTTGCCGTCAGGCTTTCCGGTAAAGGCTCCTGAATAATCTGCGGCGCTGACTTCTTCGGCTCGCTGGTACAGGCTGTCAGCGCCAGCAACAGGCACAGGAGCAACGGCGCAGTCGTTACCGGCCAGTGCAGTTTTGATGTTTTCACGTCGGTGTTCTCCTGTTGCGCTTCGCTGCTGACTGAGTGCTTTTAGCCCGGCCTCTACCTGGCTGACGTCCTGGCGTAGCGCCCTGACCTCGGCCAGTACATCGCCGGTTTGATTCAGTTTTAGCGTGGTATCAGCCAGAGTTTTTTCGGCTGCCTGGCGTTTATTTGTCTCACCGTTAAATCCGATACAGACCGTAATAAACAAGACCAGAAGCACCGCGAATGCGACTATCAATCCTTTCATTTCGCCCCCTTGAGGGCGGGATCAGACAGACACCAGGCTTTGAAGTCTTCCCTACGGTTAACCAGTCCCTGCGAGCGTTTCCCGGCGGAGTTCACAAAGTCCGTCAACCGTTCGCATACGCCCTTCCAGTTACCGGCCTGCGCGTGGCGCCAGAGGGTGGTTCGCACCTTCTGGCCTTTGGCGTTGGTGTACCAGCCCAGTCCGGTGCAACCGACGTTAAGCGTGCCATCGGTCATGCTCTCAAAGACTTTTTGTGGCGCGGAAGCCCCTTTAAATTCACGGTTAACGCATTTCTCGGCGCGCAAAAGATCGTTAAACCAGCGTTCGGCAATCTCGCCCTCGGCGTATTCACGGTTCTCCACCTTTGAGGTGGAGCCGATGCCCACTGTCAGCACGCCCGCCGGACAGTAGTACGGGGTTTTGCGACAGTCCTCATACTTCGCCATCTTTAGCTGTGCTTCCGGGCTGGTTCGCAGCGCCTGCGGCCACAGCGTGGCGGCCAGCGAGATGATCGCGGCGGTTGAGCAGGCAATAATGCGTTTTTTCATCGCGGCGCCTCCCGGATGGTGCGGATCAGCTCTTTAACGTCCTGGCGGTTCTCGGTGTCGTCGCGAATCGCGTCGATCAGTTCGTTCAGCAGCGTGTTATTGGTTTCGTGAATGCGCGCCATGCGGCGGCGATGCAACTCACCCAGCGCGGCGGCAGCGATACCAATCAGGATGCCAATAGCGGTCAGCCAGTCCTTTTGCGTCATGACACCGACGCCCGTCAGCAATGTTGACCAGGAGTACGTCACGCCATTCCAGATACGATTAATCAGCTCCATAGCTGTACGGTCTCCTTCGTCGCCGTGGCGCTGATTTCTGGTAACTCCACCACCTGCCCTGCCTCAAGGAAGATCTGACCGGCCAGCGCTTTGTTAGCAGCAAGCACGATCTCGGTTACGCCCTGAGTAGTGCCGTAATGACGCTGGCACAGCAAATCCACGGTATCGCCCTGCAATGCCTGAACTTTCATCAGAACGCCTCCGCAGTGTTGCGCACAGTGCCGCGAATATCGGAGATCGCCCAGCGTGCATCGCGCCACATATCATCGGCTTGCGACGCCAGCGCAACGGCGCGTTTTTCACCAGCATCGCCGGTGGTGTCCACGTCCCGGTTCGTGCCGAGAATGTGCGCGCGAGCAATGCTGAATACCGCCCGCCTGAAACGGTGCACCTTCACACTTTCTCCGTTCACCTCGACCGCCGGCACATCAGCCAGTCGGGTATACCCCGCCGCCAGCTGGATGGACTGCCAGTCAGCCAGTTGATCGAGGGTGTGGGATACACCTTCGATAACGGCTTGTTTGAGGCGCGAAGTCGTCACCGCGCCATTGATGCGCATCTCCATGCGCACATCGCTCAGGGCGATTTCCGGCCAGAACGTTCCGGCAGTGACTTTCTCGCCACCATCGTCAGTGTCTGGTACATCCTCCGAAGAGGGGATAACAGTGCGACCGGCTACAAGGCTCATCGCGTCATCTCCTGAATGGGTGGCGGTGAGCGGACGGAGAAAAGCAAACGCCATGCGTTGCAGATCTCCGCCCGCGCCGCCAGCGCACGGGGCGCAAGTCGGTTATTTTTTGGCGGCAGGCGTTTTTTTCGCTGTTGTTTTGCGCGCTGCCGTCTTACGGGTTGGGCTTTTGCGGGTGGTTTTCGTTGCTGCGGCGCTGGCCACTGCCGCCGGTTCTGACGGTGCTGCAGCTTCGCCTGCACCCGCACTGTCCGCTGTGCTGTCTCCGCCAGCATCGCCAGCGCCATCGGAACCATCGGTACTATCAGCCCCGTCGGCACCTGTCTGTGCGGCGGCTTTTTTCACCACGCGAGCCAGCCGGTCGATCTCTTTTTTCACCCCGGCGCCCGCATCGAGCGTCAGTGCCTGGCGCAGTAACTCCAGCGCGGTCGCCTGCTCTTCAGTTGTGCCATTACGCAGCGCAAAGGCGCGTACTTTGCAGAGCTTGGCGCGAACCACGTCGGGCATATCACTGTCGGCGGTAAACTCCGCAACCTCATCGAGCACCGCCAGATACGGCGTGACGTCGGTGGTATCGTCCGCCTTGACCTGCACCAGAATCGGATCGCAAATCTCATCAACCAGAACGGTTGCGGCGGTACGATTGAAGCGGTCAGGCATCAGCAGGCCATGCACGACGACATAGCGGCCAATACGGGCGGCCAGCACGTAATCACCGGCATCAATCGCCCAGACCATCAGGGTGACAATCACCTCATCCTGTCGGCCGCTGTCGCCGTCGAGCGTGCCTTCGATCCAGCCCTCGTAATGCGGCAGCAACTGCCGTTTCATGGCCGCTTTCGCCTGGTCAGACTGCACTCGCTTCAATGCACTCTGATCCATGCGCAGCCGGTGCATGATCTGCTCGTGCGCCGTCCGCGCGGTATCGGACTGCTCGTCGGTTTTGCCATGACGCTCGGCCATGACCTTCTGAAAATGTTTTTGTGCCGGTGTCAGCATTATCTCTTCCCCGAATAACGGCGGGCCGCAGCCCGCCCTGTGCACGGTTACTCGCCGCCTTCTGCTTTTTCAGCGAAGGTGATGCCGTCGATAAAGGCCACCGCGCCGTAATCCTCAACAATGAAGTCATCGTTCGAGGACTGGTAAGTTGCCACGCGGTTGTATTCCGGCTCCTCTTTGATCGTCCGGCGCAGACCGCCGCGCTGGTAGTAGATCGAGAGGTTTTTAAACGGCGTGATGAGAATGGCGTTACCCGGCATGTAAGGCGCGATAAAGGTCGGCATGTTGCCTACGCGCTCCTGCGCCACAATCAGCTGACCGGCCAGCATTTCGGTGTTCGGGTTGGTCTGACTCATGGCGTTGATGGTCGGGAAATTGCTGGTTGTCAGCAGATCGCCGGACAAAATCACCACGTTGTCAGGGTTGCGCTTGTGCCATTCATCCATAAGGCTGTTTTTGGCGTCATAGACCGCCGCCGCTACGTTACCGTAGGTGCCCTGCGCGACAATGGCGTTGTTCTGGTCACGCGAGGTGATCGTCACGCCGGTAATGCGTCGGTGTGCAGCTTCATTACGAATTTTTTGCAGCCAGCCGATGCCGCAATCCTGCAACAGCGGATTCGCTGCGCGGTCTGACGGGTCGGCGTAGCTGGTACCGTTAAAGCCGATCATGATGCGGTCAAGCGACATCTGACGGGCCATCGCCGAGCTGATAAGCGGCTGGAAGTTCGGCTGATGCGCCCACGCATCCATTTGCGCGTAGCTGACGGCGTAGTCGTAGTTGGTTTTACGGCACAGATAGTTGTACGGATCCATCTTGTCGTTAGCGCCGGGATTGCGGCGGTTGGTGGTGCTGTTGTTGACGCCCGCCAGCGGGCCTTTGCTGCCGATCAGGATTTTCTGGCCGATCTGCTCTTCCACGCCAAAGACGTTAATCAGCTTCAGAAAGGCATCATCCTGCTGCGCGGCAGCTTCAAGACGCTGCTGTACGGTCGGGTCAACGCTGAACTGTGCCGCAACGGCGGCGGCGCTGACGCCGTTAAGCTGTGCCTGGCGGGCAACGTAGCTGTCAAACAGCTTACGGGTAGGGTTTCTCATGTGCGGGATCTCTCGTTATGGATATCAGTAGTCAGCGAGCTGCGCGTTATCGCCACCGCCGGCCGCCGGGCGCTGGCTGAAATTGCCATCCGTCCCTTCAAGCTGCTGGCGCAGTGCGGCCAGGTCAGTGGTCAGTTTCTGGATGGTGGCCTTGTCCTGCTGGCGTTCCTGTTCGGCAGTGCTGAATTGCTCGCCAAGATCAACCTGGGACTGCGCCACCGCTTCAACGGCCTGATGTACCTGGCTGAAGCGCTGATCGTCGGTTTTCTGCCCCTTGCCGAGAATTCCCATCACGCGGGAAAACCACTCTTTCCCGGAGTCATTGCGGCTCTGGTTTTCCTGTACCAGTTCCGCTTCAAAAGAGGGAGTGAACATCGTGACTTCTGCATCCTGCGAACTGAAACGCATAATCTCTGCGCGCTTTTCAGCGGTGAACTTCAGCTTGTCGGTTCCCAGGCTTGCCGGGGTATCGGTCATTGCCAGCCCCATGAGGTACGGGCCTTTCGTCAGTGGGAAGCTGGGGTGCATTTCAATACTGGAGTAGACCTTTTTGCCATCAGCAATCATGTCCTTCATGCGCTGAGCGGGTTCGATCTCCGCGAAAAGGTGTGCCTCACCAGCCAGCGGGCCTTCGTTGATATCCTCAGCGGACAGAGCAACAACATCCCCCATGGCGCTGAACACACTGTCAGGGAACGGAGAAAGATAGTGCTCAATATTGACACGCGCCCCATAGACTGCCGGGTTATACGCTGCCGCCATCGCATGAAGCTGGGCGCGGGTGACATTGCGGCCATCGACCGTTGTTCCGGACGTCATGACCTTGAATTTCTTGCGGGTGGTTGCCTGATTAGCCATGTTCTTTTGCTCATCTGGTTGAGTTCCCGGTGATGATGGCAGGGGCTGGCGTACACGCTCAACGCGTTGTTGTTGTGAGGGTAGTGCCACAACCAAAAGCGGGCGAAAGGGCACGCGCGCGCGGGTTAATCTCCCCGGCAGGAAGCGAGGAGGACAAATGACGATTGAAGAAGCATTCATCATGCACCGGGCGCGGCAGCTCTACTGGCAGGGATACCCGCCAGCGGAGATCGCACGCCTGATGGGTATCAATCAGAACACGGTTTACTCATGGAAAAAGCGTGACGAGTGGGACAACACGCCGCCTGTGCAGCGAGTGACAACGTCCATTGACGCCCGGCTCGTCCAGCTCACCGGCAAGGACAAAAAGACCGGCGGCGACTTCAAGGAAATTGACCTCCTCACGCGTCAGCTGAAGAAGCTGGATAACGGAACGCCAGCGACGCAACCGAAGAAAAAGATCCGCAAGAAGCAAAACTTCTTTTCAGAAACGCAGATCGCCGCACTGCGCGCCAACATCATCGACTCGCTGCACTGGCATCAGCAGGGCTGGTTTGAAAACCATCACCACCGTAACCGCGCTATCCTGAAAAGCCGTCAGATTGGTGCGACCTGGTATTTTGCCCGCGAGGCGCTGTTGCGTGCCCTGTCTGATGAGGTGAAGTACAAACATCAGCGTAACCAGATCTTTTTATCAGCGAGCCGTCGTCAGGCGTACCAGTTCCGCAGCTTCATTCGTTCGGCGGCGGAGGAGGTGGACGTCGAACTGAAAGGCGGCGACATGATCCAGCTGTTTAACGGTGCAGAGCTTCACTTTCTCGGTACGTCTGCTGCTACCGCACAGTCATATACCGGCAACCTGTACTTTGATGAGTTTTTCTGGGTCGGGCAGTTTGCCAACCTGAAGAAAGTGGCCGGCGCGATGGCGACCCTGAAGGGGCTGACGCGCACCTACTTCTCGACGCCGTCAGCGGAGAGTCACGAAGCGTACCCCTTCTGGTCGGGTGAGGCCTTCAACAAAGGTCGCAGCCACGGTAAGCGCGTGGAGTTCGACACGTCCTGGAAGACGCTGAACAGCGGGTTGATGTGCCCGGACAAAATCTGGCGCCAGATTGTCACGTTACAGGATGCTGTCGATCACGGCTGGGATCTCACTGATATTGATGAAATTCGCGAGGAGAACAGCCCGGAAGAGTACGACAACCTCTACGCCTGTACCTTCATCAAGAACGGCGAGACGGCCTTTGACTACAACATGTTGCTGAGCTGCGGCGCGGACGGCTATGACGAGTGGCCGGACTGGAAGCCCTACGCCATGCGGCCAATGGCCGATCGCCCTGTGTGGATTGGGTACGACCCCAACGGTGCCAGCGGCAAAGGTGACAGCGGCGCCATTTCTGTGAATGCGGCGCCACTGATCTCCGGCGGTAAGTTCCGCACCATTGAGACAATGCGTATACGCGGCATGGAGTTTGAGGCGCAGGCCGCCATGATTATCAACATGCTCACGCGCTACAACGTGCAGCACATTGGAATTGACGGCAGCGGTATTGGCGAGGCGGTTTACCAGCTCGTGAAGAAGCGCTTTCCGGCGGCGGTATGCTACCAGTTCTCCCCAGCCAGCAAGCGCATGCTGGTACTTAAAATGCTGCAACTGGTTCGCGCCGGTCGCTGGGAATATGACCGGGGCGAGTATGACCTGATCACCGCCTTCAGTGCCGTGCGTAAGGTGGTCACGCCGGGTGGTGTTATCACCTATGACACCGACCGTGCACGTGGCGTGAGTCACGGCGATCTCGCCTGGGCGACCATGCTCGCCACCATTAACGAGCCGCTGGGTCAGGAAGGCGGCAATACTATGACTGTTATGGAGTACTGATGAGCAGACGAAAATCCCCGCGCGGCCGACAGAATGCCAGGCAGCAAGCGGATCTCGCCGACGCGCTGAAATCGGCCCCCGGCCTGAGCGCTTTTACGTTTGACGGCCCGTGGCCTGTTACCGGTGCTCATGACCTGCTGGATAACATGTACTGTGCCAACAATGGCCGGTACTACGAGACGCCGATCAGCTGGTATGGACTGGCCCGGCAGTTCGGTTATGCGAGCTGGCATCAGTCGGCGCTGTTCTTCAAGCGTAACGTGCTGGCCGGGTGCTTTATCCCGCACAAACTGCTATCGCGCCAGGCGTTCAGTGCCTTTGCACTTGACTGGTTTGTGTTCGGCAATGCGTATCTTGAGATGCGCCGCAACCGCCTGCATGGGCCAATGGGCTTTCGTAACTCGCTGGCGAAGTACACCCGTCGAGGTTCCGACCTCGACACATACTGGTTTATTCAGTCCGGCCTTGATGATCACCAGTTCGAAACCGGTTCGGTGTGCCATGTGATCAACCCGGATATTCACCAGGAGATCTACGGCATGCCGGAGTACTTCGCCGGTCTGCTGTCGGCCAATCTGGCCCACTCCGCCGACAAGTTCCGTAAGCTCTACTACGACAACGGGTCGCATGCTGGCTGTATTGTTTACGTCAGCAGCGCAGTGGCTGACGGGGAAAGTCTGGAGAATCTGAAGAAGACATTGACCGACACCCGGCGAGGCGGGGCATTTAAAAACATCCTGCTGAGTGCGCCCGGTGTCGGCAAAGACGCCGTACAAATCCTGCCGTTCAGCCAGATATCGGCAAAGGATGAATTTGTCGGCGTGAAATCCTCCACGCGTGACGACATGCTCGCGGCTCACCGCGTGCCGCCGCAGCTGATGGGCGCCATACCTGAAGGCAATGGATCATTCGGCGATGTCGAGAAGGCGGCAAGGGTATTCGCAGTCAACGAGCTGACGCCGGTGATGGAAGCGATGAAGCATGTTAACGACTGGCTGGGCGAAGAGGTGATCCGCTTCAACCCTTACGCCCTGCTGGAAACCCCGAAGTGATATGAAGGTACCGCACTGCCATTCCCGGCGGTGCGGTACCGACCTGCAGCACCATCATTCCCGGCCATGTCGGCCAACCTGCAAAACCTCAATGCCATATCCCCAACCAGACGCAGCCAGCGCCATTCTGGCGGGCTTCTGCCTGTCCGCTCGCCTGATGCACCGCGAAAGTGCGCGCCCGGCAGGCAGCTTTTGGCGAGGTATGCCGGCCCCTTCCCTACCCCCAAAGCGCGCGCTTGCTCCCCCGCCTCGCCTGCGCGCTAAACCGACCTCTTTTTGTGCACTTTGTGCAGACCGCCCAGGCCCCGCCAGTGCTGACGCCGCGTAGCAAAAACATCGTTTCAAAAATTGTGCAAATTTGTGCATTTTTTTGCAAAAAAAAGAACCGCAATTGCGGCTCATTTTGGGTTTACAAAATTAGCATCACGTGAAGCTCACAATAATTTGCTCGCGTATAGATGGCTTCATGGTTAAACCACGATCCAAAAAGTGCTGAAAGTATGCAAGCGCTTGATGTTTAGTCAACATACCGCGTCTCACGGCTTCCTGTAAGATCCCGCCATGTCGCGCGGCCTTAACACCGCGCTCACCACATGTTTTATAAACTGCATTATCCGCTGACAAACACGTAGCTTCATGTATCCGGGCATTAACCACACAGCTTATATCCGCATACTTCAGCGCCCTTCTACGCGTTTTTATCTCAGCCATTTCCACTAGGTGCTCAGGCTCATAATCGTTTGTGAAATTATACGGAAGTTGAAGCCTGGCAAGCTCACGCTGAACATCAAGCTCGTATTTTACTTTGAGCTCTTCACAGACGTAGGGGTCAATCCAAACCCCTCCCGGAAATATCTGCCAAATCAAAGCCAAACAACCGCTTTCATAAAAGTCCGACAAAACATTAGTGTCTACAACACATCGGGGGCATTCAAATGGCATCCTCTCCAGCCTCCTGCTCGTCGTACCACTCATCCAGCAGGCTGCTTAACTCTTTCCTGTTTAATTCCAGCAATTCTGAAATGAAAGTTTCTGACGCGGATCCCGCTTCCCATGCTTTTCGGGAAAGTACAGTTAACCGCCCCTTGTAATTTAGACGTTCTATGATTGGATTTGGCTCATGCCTCAACCAACCCTTTCTATTTGCAGTAGCCCATAGATACTTAGAGTTCTGCGGGGTAATCAATTTGCACTTGAACAAACGATCAATGATGCAAGTAGCTGATACCCTGAAAATGCTTTTTAGCCGGAGTACGGTTTCCTCATAAGCCCAACCACCTCCCTGCATAGCAAACTGCTTACGCAATGCACTTCCAGGAACAAGGAAACAAGCAGCGAAGTGATTTGCAACTTTCTCTTCTGGTGAAGTTCCTCTACCTTTAGTTTTATAGCTCTTAGCAGGGCCATCATATTCATCACGATGAAAAATAAGGTGTGCATATTCATGACAGATGCTGAATATCTGCCGCTCTACAGAAATGGACTCATTTACATTTACGTAAATAGCAGTTCCGTAATTGTTTGAAAATGCTGAAAAACCGAACACCGATTTACCGCCCTCGTTCTCTTCACGATCAAAGGGGATGACTCGTATATCCGAGGCTTCCAGGATAGCTACTATATCGCCAACGCAGGTTGCATTACCTATACCAAGGCGAAATCTCTCCTCCATCGCTTTATCTTCGACCCTGCGTAAATCCTCATCTCTGGCAGTGAAAATCGGAATCGAATTGGGCAAATCTTCGGGAAGAGTGGCATCCGCAGCTTCTTCAATAGCATTAATGTTTTTGAGCTTTTCAATCAGCTCATTTCTCAACTTGGAATCGAGTAAATCCGGGCTATCTGCTCGCATAGCAAACCGGAACTCTCCATCATCTTCGTCGTAAAAGTAGCCAATAGGCTTATCTAAAACCTTACAAAGAGATATGAGCTGGGTAACGCTTGGTACACCCTGAGCCTGTTCAAATTTGCTGTAAGTCTGGCGCACCACGCCAATCCGCTCGGCGACAGCGCTGGCGTTCAAGCCCGCATCAGTTCTGGCTTTAATTAGGCGTTCTGCAATACGCTGCTGTATGTTCATATGTCACCTTCGTTTAACAACGGTGGCTTTTCAAAGTTAATTTAAGTTAATTTCTACTAACATTATTGCTCTAGTCGCCATAAAAACATAGCTATAATTGTCTTAATTCCATTTAATTCTAAGAGATCCGGGAAAATTTATTGACATCTATAGTTACATGCCTTTTTTTCTGCTACTCCACCTCCCCGAGTGCAGCCATGATCGCAAGCCTTTCTGCGGGAGGTAACGCCGCAAACTTATTTTTCCAGCGCTGCGCTTTTCGCTTAATACGATAGCGATCGTTATAGTCTTTACCGGCGAAAGCATGCGAGTACGCGGCCCCCTCCGGGTAGTTCATCCAGATTTTCTCTGTTCGTACGCCGCCGCGAGTCATGGCCTGAAACTCCTTGCTGCGCCAGCGCGGTAGGGCGTTGTCATAAACAGAAGAGGGGTATCCCGATACTATTACGCTCACATTTTCCGGCATCGAGCAGAGCAAGCCCAGCAGACGGTAATGATCACCAACGGTGTATTCATGGCGATAACGCGCGGAGCTGGAGCGCGTTTCATGAAGGTATGGCGGATCGGAATAAATCAACACCCGACCGGCAGATGAGTAATCAAAACGACGCAAAAACTCAGCGGCATCGCCAACATCAATAAACAATGTATCTGCCAGCCGATTCAGAAAGTCAGGGTTGCCCTGGTTAAATGCTTCGACGGTTTGCGGGTCGATATCGATCCCCCAATTCACTTTTGCCGGAGGTTTACGCAGCATGATCGCGCCGCCGCCTAGATGCGTTTCAATGTAGACATCATGCGGCGGCATTTCGGCGATAATTTTTTGATAAACACCGCTCGCCGCCTTGCTTCCCAGATAGCTCATTACCTTCTTTCTCCCCAAAAAATTAACCTGCAGCACCGCCAAAAATGACGGTGCTCGATAGAATGGCCAGCACCGTCAAAAGTGACCGTATTTGCCGGAGTGATCGGAGAGTCTTACCCGTAGCCCTTCAATAATATCGGGCGCGTACTCCCATTTTCCATCTGGCGCAATCATGGCGCCCGCAGAGATGCCGGAAGCCGGATCGCGAAAAATTGCCAATCCAAGTGGGTGAAGGATTTCAGCGTTAATGCGAACAATAAGCCCGAGCGCTGACAGCTCATTCCAGTCCAACCAATCACAGCCGCCGATTTTTTCACGACCCGCCGGGATGGCCGGCAGCGCAAGCGCTGGATGAACTTGTTCGAATTCCGCCGCAGGCGCACAACGGCGATCGTAATATTCGATAATCTGGAGAGCGACGGCGGCGATCTGCACCATCTCTTCGCGCGCCGTTCCTGATTTATGGCCGCCAAATTCATCATGCAAAATTGCCTGGCTAAACTCCCCGACCTCTTCGCTAAGGATGGTTTGCCAGATGAACGGATGCTGATTGCGGTCGGCTCCCCACTTTTCATCCTGTCGGTTCATTTCGGCGATAACTGACGTAATTGCTTTAGTGCTGATATGTTTCATGTTTACCTCTCATTTTTCCGTTTAACTGCCTTCTTCCAGCGAGCCGCTAACTCACTGGCCTTATGATCTGCAAGAGTTTTGCGCCACGGCTTATCAACGCCTGCAATGATCAGCTCACCCGTAACCGGATGCGCTCGATATACCGTATCCAGCACCGTCACTTCATTACCGCGCGCCAGCTGTATGGCCTGCGGTTTACTGATCAGCACCTTTTTCACTTTCGCCCATGACTGAACTAAGCCCGCCAGTCCGGCGATTTCCGGTGATAAAACCTGCTCTCTCCGCCTGATCTCCTGGGCGGCCTTGAGATAACTTTCTGCTCTGCGGGTGTCATATTCGGAGCAATCGCCGACGGTAATGCTGTACGCCAGCGCCTCAAACTCATCGGCTGGGGTTTTATGCCGCTTCGGTTTGTGGGTATGGATGCCTTCCAACACCTGTTTTCGCTGTTCGCGTGTTAACTGACCGATCTCGAACTGTTCAGGCTCTTCCCGCTCAGCTGGCACTGTCATTAATGGCGGTGATCCGGGGTGCTGGTTTGTTCGTTTTTTAACCTCGGTACAGTTATTGACACGAGTCCTAGAGGGCGCGGACGCGCCCGGAAGGTCAAAATCAAAGTCAACGGCCTGGCCGGAGTCGTCTAAAATCTCCGGTTTCTTGCGCACAATGCAGTAAGAATGCAGACGGGTTTCAATCGGTGGCAGAAAGGTATGAGGCATCACCAGCCCTTTGATAAGGTTCTGGTATTCGCCGTGATCATTTGGTTGGTCTTTCTGCTGGTACCAGATACGCAACGGCAGATCACTACGCGCTACCAGCGCGCCGCCCTGCAATTGGGTGTATTGTTGCCAGTCGCCAGCATCGGCAGCGCGGTGCAGCTCGGCAAACAGCGGGTTTATCTTGTCGGCCTGTTCCTGGTTGCGGAACCGGCGCAACTCGCGCCAGACAGACACCGGCGCACCACCTAAAAACTGAAACTGACGGATGCCCCAGCATGAAGCCCAGGCGGTAGCATGTTTTGCCGTTTCTTTAAGTGGCCTGCCGCTCTCGTCGTCGGTTTCACCGTCGAGCGCATAGCCATCAATATTTTTACTGATGTACTTGACCACGTAGCCGGTGGCGCTGCCGATCTCATGATCGATGGGCTTCATGTCAAAACGAGGCTGGTTGCCGTGCTTACCCTGCAACTCTTCCGCATCCTCGCGGGTAGCGTAGTCTTCCATCACTTCCAGTAGCTCGGCGGAGTGCTCCGGCATGGAAAACAACAGACCATGCCAGTGCGGTGTTCCATCGTGGTGAGACTCCGCCACCCTCAGTCCAAAGACCGGAATGTCACGGCGGGCCAGCTCGGCACGGATCTTTTGCCATACGCGGTTAAGGTAGCGCTGCGTGGCTCTCGGGCTGGCTCCGTTCCATTTGGCATTACGATGACCGAATACGGTATAGGCGTGGTATTTGGATGGCGCAGTCAGGGTAAAAAACTGGCCCGCGTAGCCGCTTTCGGTGGCGACTTTCTCAAAGCCGCCGATACGGGTCATGAGTTCAACGCGGCGCAGTGCCGGGTTAGATATGCTCTTATCGATCTGCTCAATAAGCGAAATGCGCTCTTTGGTGTCCTGGTCTTCCAGTTCAAGGCGGGCCATGATTGCGCGGCTGCGCTTGCGTCTGGTGTCCCATTCGTCAACGTGGTGCTTACTGCAATACGGTGCAGCACCCCGTTTCACATCGCCAAAAGCGATGTGCAGGTGCTCGCGCCAGCGCGTGGCATACTTCTTCAGGTTGCGGTGCCAGTAGCGATCATCCAGCATCTTGCTGATGCCGGTAGTGGCCTCATCAATAAACAACGCGCCGCGACAATATTTTCCCCAACTCGGCGGTGTCAGGAAGAAAAGCCGCGCGAGAATAGCCGCTTCGGTGTAAAGGTATCCGGCATATTTGCGATCGCTCTGCGTCTCTACGGTTTCGTGAACTTCACTCAGCACAGACCGCATATAGATGGCGATATCCTGCGCCAGTAGCTCAACATCTTCTGGCGTGAAGTCCGGCAGGTGGTTAAAGCGCTCGACCAATCCATGCAGAGAGTTAAACGTGTGGTAAAGCGGGTTTAACCCTTTGAACGCTGTTTCAGCATGAGATTTAGCCTCATCGGTCATCGCAATAGCGTATTGCTCATTCACCATATTGATAGGCGGCAGATCCCTGCGGATGATATCGCGCAGCGCAAGGCGGGCTATGTGTCTGCCCTTCATGGTGTGAATACTGTCGATGCGTGAAACCAGACGCAGGCGAATAAAGCGAGGTAGCGGCGCAAGGGTGACTTTTACCCACGCCAAAAACTCCTTCTCTTGACCAAGTTCAACCAGATCAACAGCAGGAGTCTTATCAACATAAATGGCAGGTCTCGGCTTCTGCCACTCGTAATCATACCGGGTGGCGTCAGCGCTACCCGGCTGCGTGATGTGAGGCGCAGTTGATGCGGCGGTCATTGTTCCGCCGCCATATACGCTTTTATGAACGCTGTCGCCGCTTCAATGTTGATAGCGTTTCCGTAGGCGCGCAGTCTTCCCACTCTGCCGGGAACCCCATTAGCCAGCGGGAATGATCCGGGTCTAACTGGCCGCCACTTTCCATCTTTGCCGCACAACCAATCAGCATCTCGCCAGAAGCCGTTAACCGGGCCGGGCTGCACAGCGCCGCCACATCCTGCAACCTCTTCTGAATTTTTGTTCCATTGTCGCGATATGTCCTCATAGCTTCCTGCGGACACGGTGAACGGTCGTTGCTCGTTGTCGGCGTAGGCCAGCCCGCAAGTTGTGCTGTCACATCTAGCCTGTCCGTCGATAGCTTTCCGTTTCGAATCCTGCCACCCTGATAGCCGCCCTTCCCGTCCGTGGCGGTTGGGGTCGGCCAACCAGACAATGCGGCTACCGTTTGCAAATTCGGTGATCCCTGACGACCGGCGTTCGATGGATGTTTCCACGCGTTCGCCGTCGGCGTCGGCCACCCAGTAAGCACGATCGCGCCAGTGCGGCGCGCCGACACTCGCAGACGGAAACGCAAGCGCCCCGAAGGCATAGCCCAGCCCTTCCAGGTCAGCTTGTACAAGGTCGATCCAGTCGTCCGCGTCAGCGCTTCCAGACTGCTCGCCAAAGACCACGACAGGACGGCGTTGGCCAATAAGCCAATGTGCGGAGGGCCATAGGTGCCGCTCGTCAGCAAACCCAAGCCCTTTGCCTGCCGCGCTGAAAGGCTGGCAGGGGCATGATGCTGTCCATGCCGGGCGACTGTCTGGCCATCCTGCGCGACGCAACGCAAGCGACCATCCGCCAATCCCGGCGAAGAAATGGCACTGATTGAATCCGATAAGGTCATTGGGGGTTACATCCTCAATTGAACGGGTATCAACGACGCCCGGCGCAATATGGCCGGCGTCGATAAGGTTGCGCAGCCATTGGGCGGCGAATGGGTCTATTTCGTTGTAATAAGCGACCACAGCGCCTCCCACACCACGGAGCTAACACGAAAGGCGAGGTATCCCATTGGCAGCCAAAACAGCAGCGAGCAAAGCGCACAGCAGATCACAAGGTTTCGCCAGAACCGGCGGTAATTGGTTTGTTCGTTCATTTGAAGCACCTCAAATCGTCACCGTGTCGCCGGGTTGAACCTGGCGAGCATCTTTTTCGCTATCGCGGAAAATGGTCGTATTGCTGTACTGGCCCCAGCTCAGCACCTCCACTTCAACAAGCCAGAAATGGCGATAGGGGCGTACGTCGAGAATGCGGGTTACAACGGCATTAATGGTATTCATCTGGATGGCAACTCCTCTTTAAGTCTTTCGGAAGGGAGTTGCAGGCGTACAAGTCCGCCCTTCTTGATATGCTGGTCATCATGGCCCATGCCGTATACGCAGGACCTAGAGGCCGGTACAGCCGCATCAAGGATGAACGCCCTAAAATCAATCAGGGTGAAGGTGGGGTACTGCTGACTACCGGTTATGCGGTAAACTAGCGCCGTAACTGTGGTGCGATCCCCTGACTCATCGGCGGGATCTACTGCTAACCAGACTGGCTCATTCATCAGAATCCCTCCGCTCTGTCGAATGCACCCGCTGCCACCATTGCGTTGTAAGTTGCATTCCCCATAGCCGGGCCGCAGTCCGGACAGTAACCACCGCCAGCACGGCCGCAGCCATCGCAAACGAGCAGAACGCCGATTACCTCGCCAGCCATATCCCGGCTTTTGGCGCTAACAGAGCGGCGGACACTGAAGGCGTGAAGGTTGAAAGCGGAATAGATCTCGCTCGTTTCCGGTGTATCGCTGTTGGAGATCACCGAGCACGTGCCATGCTGGCGATTAACATCAAGCAGGGCTGAAACAAGCGCGCGGTGGTCGTCTAACGTGAACGGCTTGCCGTAGGCGGTGAAATTGGCGGTTTTGCTGGTTGGGATGTACGGCGGATCGCAATAAATAACGGCGTCATGCTCCAGCTGCATGACGTCACGGATTGAATCGCGGAAGTCGCTATGAACGAAAACCGCCTTTGTATCATTAGCCTTTTCGGCAAACAGGCGCATTTCGCCTTCGGGGAAGTAAGGTGAAGCATACTTGCCAAATGGGGAGTTAAACTCCCCCTTGAGATTGACGCGGTATAACCCATTGTATGTGTGTCTGTTCAGGTACAGAAAATACGCAGCCAGAAGCAGTGCGGCATCCGGATCTGAGTCCGATTTTTGAATTAGCGAATTAAACTCTACACGGCGTTTATAAAATTCCTTAGCGTCATTTCCCCCGTTAAAAACCTCCCGACATGCTGCAATTGTGTCCGCTGGGCGTCCTGTTAATTGAATAAAAAAGTTGATCAAATTTGGATTGCTATCGCAAAGCACATAACGGCGGTAATCCGTATTCATAAATACGGTTCCGCTGCCTACAAATGGCTCAATCAGGCAATCAGCTTTCGGCAGGTGCTCCAGCAGCTGCGACATAACGCGGGCTTTACCACCCGCCCATTTCAGAGGTGATTTAATCATTTTTCACCACCATCGCTTTGTATTTATCAATGAGCGGATCAGCAACACTATCGACTGTTGCTCTTACGGCATTCCCGGTTTCTTTTCCGTGAATGATCCCCGCGTGCATGGCTGCGGCTAACCCGATGGCCTTAACTTCGTTGAGCGCAGCAATGGCTCCCTTGATGTATTCCGGTGAATGGCTCATTTGCGATATTCCTGTTTATAGGTTTCGTGGGTCATGAGCCGCCACTGTTGGCCGCCGTTCTTACTGAGCAAACGCCAGCGGCGGCCAATGCGGATCACGAGATAGGCGTGGGGTTTTACGCGGGAAAAATTACGCTGACCGCGGGCGAAGCATTTCAGGGCGGCTAGCGCCCTGGTGCAGACTGGCAGCGGTGCGCTGCATATAACGGAGAGACGCGGATACATGGCGGCCCTCACAGCGATTCAATGTGTGGAGAGGTCAGGCGCTGCCAGATCTCGCAAACTTGCTCGGCCTGATATACGGCGTCAGTCAGCATGTAAGTAGCCGATGAGCGGCGCGGGTGCGGAACGTAACCGGTGGAGCCCGCCAACATAACCAGCGTAGGCAAACTACAGACCCTGAGAGCGATGCGGGACACAACCAGGTTATGCCTTTTCACGGCAGAAATGAGCTGCTTTACCGTTCCCTCTGCTCTTGTCCAGCACTGTAGCTCAGCGTGTTTTGAAGCGTTTTTTTCCACAAATCCGAGAAGTTCGGCCACGGCGGCTAATTCAGTGTGAGTAGCGCTAATTATCTCTACGCGCTGATCAGCGTCCCTTTTCAGCAGATCAATCACCACTGAAGGATCGATATTCTTGACGGTGTTTAGGTCAATCGCGCGGTAGAACTGAGGCCCAAACTGCCCGGTTGACGGTTCAAAGAAGACGCACTCAACAGCGAACAACGGTGAGTCGTCTTCGCTACCCAATGCCCTAACGTCAAGCATCATGTTATTCATGGTATTTTCCCTCACTGATGGTTAGCTCGCGGGCGCTGGCCCACTGTTCGATTGATGAATAAATCTCTTCCGGGGTGGAGCTTTCCTTTTTCAGCTGGCCGACAAAAATACGCAGCAGGCCCAGAAGGTGGGCGCGTTCGTGCCTCCGAGCGTTGGCGCTTATTTCCATAAACTCCGGATCACTTATTCCGCTTTCCAACTTTATTGACTTGATCGACATGGCGACCTCCTGAAAAAGGCAAAACGAAGCCCCGGCAAAATGAATGCCGTTATTTTTAACGATGGTTAATTAGTGGTTGGGGCGCGGTTTTCTTTTAGCCAGCTTGAATAACCTTTCGTGCCAAAAATACAGATAATCAATAAAGGTCATTCGTGCACGCTCATGATTACCGCGAATTGTTTTCTCCAGACCGTAAATAATTAAGTCAATCGACGGGCTGTCAGCGGTGACGTTAACGCGAGCGCCGTTCTTCAGGTGAACGGTGAAGCCCTGCTCTGCGCTTTCCACCGCTTCGCGTATCAGCATTTCACGTTCCCACGATGTTTTTTCTTCGGTAAACATAATGGCCCCTTTGACTACAGGATTTTTTTAAGCGCGTTAATCAACGCGGCGACAATTCCTTTATTTATTTTCTGCGTATAAATAAAAGGCCTGTTCATTTCTTTAATAAAACGAACCTTATTAGGTTCTGGCTTAAAGAAACGCCCGTCAGGAGTTTCAATCCAACCGCGTGTATTCCTGAAATGTGTGACCTGGCATCCATGCTTCAGCAGGCTGGCAATTGAAGGGATGTTTTCAGTGCTCATCGCTACACCTTGTAATTAATGAGTAAAAAAGCGGTTTTTATTAATAATTCGGTCTATCGTTTTGCATGCTTCAGCTAATGCAAAGTCAATCCCGAAGTAGTGGCCACTATGCGTGATCTGATAGCGCTGGCGGCTGTATGGTTTTTTGCGTGGGAGCTTCAGAATAGTAAAGCCACGATAAAGGCTGGTTTTACTATTCAGATGCGACACCGCTCCGCTAATTCCACTTTTCATGTATTCACTCCCTGAAGCAGTTCGCATCAAAGCCCCATCCACAGCAACCAGGCATCACGCTGTTCTACCGGGCGGTTGTAGTACGCCTCGCGTACTGCGCGATTAAACTCGGGGATGTATACCCAGCGCTCACCCGCGCGGGCGTTCGGTTTGGTTGGGTCGCGCAACTCAATCACTGGCAGCTTTCTTGCCTTGATCATTTCGTCAACTGCGGTCTTTGACTTGCCTATCAGCTCGGCGAATTTCTCACTATGGACGGCATCAAGTGGATACTTAATGGTGTAGTCTTGAACTTCCATAAAACCTCCGAATAGTTGCCGGGTAACCCCTGCCCGGCCCAGGGTTTTGTGGTAACTTTTTTGTGCCCGGCTCTTGACTGGATAAGGGCACTATTTCGATACACACAACAAGGAATGACTTATGACTCAAGAAGAAAAAACACTCTTTCTCTTCACTCAAACTTGCGTAATGCTGTCCAGCCCTTCGGCTACGGTGTCCGCCGGGGGTAGCTCTATCCCTGTACCTCAATCCACGCGCATCAAAAGAAATTTCGACGCCATCTATGAGGAGCTGGAACAAAAGCTCAATGAAAAGCTAAATAACCAGAGCATTCCTCAAGATAAGTAAGCAGCTAACTCCATAACCTTGCTTAGATCTGCGCCGGTGAGATTCTTATCTGACTCACCGGCTTTTGCTGTTACAGCCTCTATAGCTACCAGCGCCAAAAGTACATGATCCTTGCGTTCAACCGCGCTACCTTCGCTAAGCTGAAACCCTGTTGACTTCCCTTCGCTCATCATTCACCCCCTGCGGGTTACATGTTAATCTCGTAAGATCCAGCCCTTTCTAAACCGTTTGAAAACGTTCTAGCGGCTGGAACTCACGCCCAAAAAGGTTCTAACCTTTAGACCTTTTGGGAGAATATAGTCTCAAGGTAGGAACCATGTCAAATGAACATAGCTGAAAAAATTAAGGCAATACGCAAGGCGGAGGGGTTAACGCAAGTAAAGTTCTGTGAAATCAGCGGGCTGGCATTAAGTACTTTAAAAAACTATGAGGGCGGGCATGCGGAGCCAGGGTTAGGGGTCGTGCTGAAGATCACGAACACCTCACAGCTTCAAAAATACACCCTATGGTTGATGACCGATAAGACTGCGCCCCAGGCTGGTCAGATCGCACCGGCCCTCGCGCACATTGGGCCAGAATCAACGGAATCAGACCAATCCGGGAAACAGACTGGCTAACACTTTATAAACATTACATTTTCACTATTTGTTACCAAGATAGTGATAACTGCGCCGGAGGGCTTTCTTATGTCGATTAAGAAGCTCGATGATGGTCGCTATATGGTGGACATTAGACCGCGCGGGGCAGCAGGACGCCGCATCCGCAGGACGTTTAACAGAAAGGCAGAAGCTACCGCGTTTGAGCAATACACGATAGCGAACGCCAGCCAAAAAGAATGGGCTGGTAAGCGCGCCGACCGGCGGCCTTTAAGTGAGTTGCTCGATGCCTGGTGGCGGTACCACGGGCAAAACCATGAAAACGGCAAAAAAGAATTCAATCACCTTTTGAAGACAATAAGCGGCCTCGGAGATCCCGCCGTTAGTCGGTTAAGCAAAAGAGATTTAATGGATTACCGCTCAAGCCGTTTGAATGCCGGGATCAAGGCATCAACGATTAATCGTGAGATGTACCGATTATCCGGCATGTTTACGAAGTTAATACAGATTGAGGAATTTAGCGGGCAGCACCCCGTTAACGGGCTTCCACCACTGGCGGAAGAAAACCCGGAAATGACATTTCTGGAGCGTGAAGAGATCAGCAGTTTGTTGAACGTTCTGGAGGGGGATTATCTGTTAGTTGCCCTGTTATGCCTGAGCACTGGCGGAAGATGGTCAGAGGTCGCCACGTTGAAGCGGTCGAATATCGTCAACTGCCGCGTTACTTTCCTGAAGACAAAAAATGGGAAAAAACGGACGGTGCCAATCGCTGAAGAACTGGAAAAAAAGGTGAAAAAAGAGGCCAGCGGGAAGCTGTTCAAAGTGGATTATGAGAGGTTTTGCAAGATACTGCGGGAGGTGAAGCCGGATATCCCGGAAAACCAAGCAACGCATATTCTGCGCCACACCTTTGCAAGCCATTTCATGATGAACGGCGGGAATATTATTGCGCTGCAACAGATCCTGGGGCATGCGAATATTCAGCAAACGATGGTCTATGCGCACCTGTCGCCTGACTACCTGCAAAACGCGGTGACGTTGAACCCGTTACAGGGGGGAATTGCGGGATAA